ACACACGGACAGGCTCCCGGGACGAGAAGCCGTGGATGATCGACCCCACCCCGTTGCCAGACCTCCCGCCGAACCTGCACAGTGCCGTGTACGACGCGGCGAACCAGAAGGCGATGCAGGTCGAGGCGATGATCGGAGCGCCGCTCACCGAGCAGATGGCCAGGGAGTTGATCGAGCAGGTCAAATCGACCATGATGGTCGAGATCAAGGAGATGGCGAAGGAAGCTGCCGGTCGGATGGAGATGAAGATGGAGGACCAGCTCGAAGAAGGAGCGTTCTCCAGAGCCTTCGCAGAGTTCATCGACGACATCGTGACGTTCCCGGCGGCGTGCGTCAAGGGGCCGACGCTGCGTCGCAAGCCGCGAATGGTGTGGAAGGAGACCACGGTCGGTGAGTACGAGCCGGTGGTGGTCGAGGAGATCGTCCCGACATGGAGCCGCGTCGACCCGTTCAACCTGTATCCCGCACCAAACAGTACCCACCCCGACGACGGAGACCTGATTGAGCGCCACCGGCTGACCCGCACGTCCCTGTCCGAGCTGGTCGGCGTCGAAGGATACGACGATGGCGCGATCAAGGCGGTGCTCGACGACTACGGACGCGGCGGGTTGCGCGACTGGCTGGCTGTCGACTCGTCCAAGGCGCAGGCCGAAGGCAAGTCCGTCTCCGCCGTGATGAACAACCCCGAGGCAGAGATCGACGCGATCCAGTACTGGGGCGCGGTGCAGGGCAAGATGCTCATCGAATGGGGCATGACCGAAGACCGGGGCGAGCCGCTCGACCCGTCCAAGGAGTACCACTGCGAGGTGTGGCTGATCGGACGGTGGGTCATCAAGGCCATCCTCAACTACGATCCGTTCCACCGCAAGCCATACTTCAAAGCGTGCTTCGAGGAAATCCCCGGCGCATGGTGGGGTAACGCACCGCCCGACCTCATGCGCGACTGCGCGAACATGTGCAACTACGCCGCACGGGCGATGGCGAACAACATGGGGATCGCCTCCGGGCCGCAGGTTGGAGTCAACATCGACAGACTGCCGCCGGGAGAAGACCTGACGCAGATGTTCCCGTGGAAAATCTGGCAGTTCACCAACGACCCGATGGGTAGCGCCGCGAAGCCAATGGAGTTCTTCCAGCCGCAGAGCATGTCCGGCGAACTGATGGCGATCTTCGACAAGTTCGCGACCCGCGCCGACGAAGACACGGGTATTCCGCGCTACATCACGGGTGACAACGCGGGCATGGGTACGATCGGTCGTACGGCGTCCGGTATGTCCATGCTGATGGGTAATGCTGGAAAGACGATTAAGCAGGTAATTTTCAACATCGACACACACGTCCTGCACCCAGCCATCGAGCGTCTGTACTTCCACAACATGCGCTACGAAGATGACGCGGACCTCAAGGGTGATGTGAATATCGTCGCTCGCGGCGCGAATAGCCTGGTCGTCAAGGACAGCGCACAGCAGCGCCGTTCCGAGTTCCTGCAAGTAGCCTTGAACAGCCCGGTAGCCCAGCAGGTCGTTGGTATGGAAGGTATCGCTGCGCTGCTCCACGAGCAGGCGAAGACACTCGACATGGATGCAGACGAGATTGTCCCAACACCAGAGCAGATGAAGTGGAAGCAGTTTGAACAAGCGATGGCGCAGATGACGAATCCGCGACCTCCACAAGAAGCGCAACCCGGTGCTGGCGCTCGTCGCCGCACGAACCCTGAGTTCAACCAGCAGAAGCTGATGACCGGAGAGCCGGTGACCGACACCGTGGCGGAGGCCCGCGTATGAAGCACATGACTGAGATCGTCGCCACGCTTTTCCTGTCTCGCGAGCAGGCCCACCGCGCCCACCTGCGCACAAAATCTTACGCGCAGCACGTAGCGTTAGGCGAGTTCTATGACGAGGTGGTTGACCTGGCTGATACCTTTGCCGAGGTTGCACAGGGTACATACGGGTTGTTGCCAGAAATTCCGTACAAGACACCAACCAAGGGGCAGATCGCTGAGGTTCTTGAAGCCCATCTGGAGTGCGTAGAAGACTGCAAACCGAAGTTTGACAAGCCGTGCGACGGTCCTTTACTGAACATCATTGACGAAATTGGTGCCTTGTACGCCAAAACGCTGTACAAGCTGCGCAATCTTGCTTGACAAGCAGCTAATGTGTAAGTATGTTGATGGCAGTATAAAAGGAATTTATGGCTAAGGTTGACAAGGCATTGGTAGCGAACCTGTTGATGATCAACGGCTCGGATGAGTTCAAGGCGTTCAGAGGCTACATAAACGATCTTCAGCGCGAATGGGTGGACCAGTGCATGTCGATGCGAGATGAAGTGTCGTTGCGTTTTGCCCAAGGGCGGGCGCAGCAACTGAGTGAGATTATTGAATTGTTGGCGCAGGCACCCGTCCTGGCCGATAAGTACCGGGGGTAACCCCATTTTGAAACTGAGTAGTAGCCCGTACCGTGTAACGTACACTAGCAACTTGCTAACACGTAAGCACGTAGTCGGCACGAAAAAGGAGACTTTTTGTGAGTGATTTGCCCAAAGCAGTACAAGCCCAGCTAGACGCAGCAGAGGCGCTTCAGGCGCAACTGGTGAACCCGGCTCCCGTCGAAGGGAACCCCGAGGTTGCTCCGGTCACCGAAGCCCAAGCTCCGCAGCCGGTAGAGACTGTCGTGCAAGAAACTCGGGTGACCGAGCCTAACCCCGACAACAACTGGGAACAGCGTTTCCGCGTCATTGAAGGTAAATACCGGGCTGAAATCCCGCGCCTGCATGACCAGAATCGTGAACTGAGTGAACGTCTTGAGCAAGCCCTGAAGGCGCTCGAAGAAAAAGCTCAAACCCCCGTCGAGGAGAAAAAGCTGGTCACGGATGCCGACGTTGAGTCGTTCGGTGAGGATATGGTCGACATGGTTCGCCGCGCAGCGCGTGAAGAGTTTGACGCGCTGGCCAAGAAGTTCGCGGGTGAGCTGGATAAACGCTTCGGAGCTGTTGCCGCTAAGGTGGAACAGACCGAGCAGGTTGTGGTGAAAAGCGCCAAGGACAAGTTCTGGGATGCTGTTGACACCAAGCACGCTGACTTTGAGGCGGTGAATTCCGACCCTCGCTGGTTTGCGTTCCTGGACACGCGTATTCCCGGCTCGCGTCTGACGCGTCGTACGCTGGCTGAGAAAGCCATCGCCGAGCTGGATGCAGAAGCCTTGATTGAACAAGTGGGTTTGTTCAAGGAATCCCTGCCGAAAGCCGAACCGCAGCAACCGACCAAACCGAAACCGACACTCAACAGTCAAGTCGCCCCGAACACCAGTGGCGCATCGAACCCTTCACCCGACCCGGTTGGCAAGATTTGGACCGGCGCGGAGTACGCAGCGGCTCTCGACCATCGCAACATGCAGCGTATGTCCCGTGCGGACTACGACGCTCTGGTTGCCGAGGCTGAGACGGCGTTTGCTGAAGGTAGGGTGCGCTTCTAACGCGGGGCATTTTGCTTACGTGTAATTAGGAGTACAACATGAGTACAGTAACCGCTTCCACCCCGCTGATCGGCGCAACCGGCGCTTTTGCGGGTAACAACACCTCCGGGTCGTTTATCCCGACCCTGTGGTCCGCCAAGCTGAACCAAAAGTTCTACAAGGCAACCGTTTTCGGTGAAATCGCCAACACGTCGTACGAAGGCGAAATCTCCGGCATGGGTGACAAGGTTGTTATCAACAACCGTCCGGACATCACCATCAACGACTACCAGGTTGGCACCAGCCTGTCTTACCAGGTTCCGACTCCGAGCACCGTTGAGCTGCCGATTGACCGCGCCAAGTATTTCGCCTTCCAGGTGAACGATGTGGTTGCCCACCAGGCGCAACCGAAGCTGATGGATATGTTCTCCGACGACGCTTCGATGCAGATGAAAATCTCTATCGACTCCAGCGTTCTGCTCGGCACTGCCACCAAGCAGGGTATTTGGAACGATGTTCCGGCTGCTAACCAGGGTGCAACTGCGGGCGCTATCTCCGGTGGTTACAACCTCGGCACGGCTACCGCCCCGGTCACTCTGACGGCTGCCAACGTTCTGGCCACCCTGACCGCCCTCGCCGGTGTGCTGGATGAGCAGAACATCCCGGAAACCGACCGCTGGCTGGTGATTGACCCGCTGACTCGTCAAATCCTGATGCAGTCGAACCTGGCGCAAGCTCAGTTCATGGGTGACGACAAGTCGATGGTTCGTAACGGCAAGATCGGTATGATTGACCGCTTCACCGTCTACGTGTCCAACCAGTTGCCGAAGGCTGCCGCCACCCAGGACTACTTCGGTGCTGCTGCTGCCGGTACAGCCAAACGTCGTTTGATCCTGGCTGGTCACAAGTCTGCCGTGACTTTCGCTTCGCAGATGACCAAGATGGAAACCGTCCGCAACCCGTCTGACTTCGGTGACTACATCCGTGGTCTGAACGTGTACGGTTGGAAGACCATCATCCCGACCGGCCTGGCTTCCGCCCTGGTCGCTTAATAGGTTGGGGGCTTCGGCCCCCAATTTCACTTCAGGAGAGAAAAGTGCAAGATCGTATTGATGCTTTGATGGCCGCTGGTGCTGAAAATATGTGGCCGAAGTTCACGCTGTTTATCCCGCGTACCGCTGACAAACCTGCGCAGCACGTTGTCGTGGCCGAGATTGTTGATGGTGCCTGCTATCTGACAGCCGAGGGTAAAGACCTGCTGGAAACGAAACAGCCTGACATCGTTGACGCGGAAATCGTGTCGACCAAACCGAAACGCGCCAAGAAACAAGCGGTCGTTGTCGAAGACAGTAATGAGATCGTTGACGATATTGACATTGAGCTTGAGTAATTTTGGTACAATTTGCTAACGTGTAAGCAAGTGATACCCCATGCGCCAGGTGTTTAAAATCGTCCGTGAACCGACCGTTCGTAACCCATCTGGGGAGAACTACACACTTGGCCGCATGTACCTCGACAACGTGTTCTTTTGCCACACCTGCGAGGATGAGGATCGTTTCCTTGAAGGTAAGGTAGTGGAGAAGGTCTATGGGAAAACTGCTATTCCTCGCGGACTATACAAAGTCACCACCTCCCAGTCTTACCGATTTAAGCGAGTTCTACCTGAAGTTCTGGACGTGCCAGGGTTCACCGGCATCCGAGTTCATGGTGGCAATACCGCTGAAGATACTCTCGGTTGCATTCTCGTCGGCCAGGTACGCACAAGCCGTGGCATCGCTCAATGCGCGGGTACTGTCCAGCGGGTTATCGACGCGATTGAAGACGCCGCCGAATTAGGGATTGAAACCTGGCTGGAGATCGCTTGATGGCACTAGACCCTGTGACTGCCGCCTTTGAGGTTGGCGGCAAGTTGATCGACAAATTCTGGCCGGATGCCTCTGAGGCTGAGAAGACAAAGCAGCAGCAGTTCCTGGCTGTATTTGTCGCACAGGCTGACATCGTGAAAACGGAGGCAGCAAGCAATCACTGGTTGGCTGCTAACTGGCGTCCTCTGCTCATGCTGACGTTTGGCGGTCTGATCGTTGCTCGCTGGTTTGGCTGGGCTGCTCCTGGATTGTCTGAAGCAGAATATCTTAAGCTCTGGAGCATTGTTGAGTTTGGCCTTGGTGGGTATGTCGTAGGCCGCTCTGTTGAAAAGATCGCGCCGAGTATTGCAGGGGCTTTCAATAAATGAGCGCAGAGAAATCCACCGTAGCCGCCTATTCCGCATCCGGCTCTCTGACTGTGTTTGGTGTCCTGATGAACGACCTGGCGCTGATCGTCGGTATGTTCTTTGCGCTGATGACTTTCGTTCTCAACTGGTACTACAAGCACCAGGAACTGAAGGTGATCGAGCGCCGTGTCATTCAGAAGACCGAGGCTGAGAAGCATGAGTGAGGCATACGTCCTCCCCATCGCGACAGCGCAGCTTATCCGTGACTACATGGATTGGCATGTTGAAAACGGTCGCGGTTCTCTCCCGGTGATGCTGGATCGACGGGGGTTAGGGTATTTAAAGGATCAGCACGAACCCGGCATCGGCATTCCTCCTGTTGAGGAAACCTACTCTGAAGACGGGCGTGTTTATTTGAGGGCAGTGTTCTGATGGCAACCAACAAAGACATTTCCATCCTGCAAGGCTCCACCTTCAGCATCCCGGTACGCTGGATGAATGGCGACCAGATCATTCGCAAGCCGATCACCGGGATCAGCATCGCCTCGGGCGCACCCCGCCTCGACGTAGCGGGCCACGGTTGCCCGAACGGCTGGCCGACTGCCGTGACGCTGGTCAAGGGCATGACCCCGATCAACGCGAAGAACGCAGAGCCGAAGGGTGCAGACTACCGCGTGACGACCGTGATCGACACCGACACGCTGGAATACAACGCCGTCAGCCCGGTCGATGACAACGGGCGCGAGTGGCCAGCCTATACCACGGGCGGCTTCGTCCAGTGGTACGCCCCGTTCGACCTGACCGGCAAATCCGCCTCGATGGTCATCTACGACAAGAAGGGTGGCACCGTCCTCGCCTCGACCGAAGCTGCACACGCTCCGCTGGATGTCATCACCGCTACCGTGGATGCCGCGAACAAGGTCATCACCTTCAGCATCAAGTCGTCCGACACCGCCAATTTCGCGTGGAAGAAGGGTGTCTATGAGGCCGAGGTGTATTCGAGCGCCGACGACAAGCAGCGCATCGCCGAGGGCGCTGTCACTGTGTCGCAGGAATTGCTGCCATGACCTACCCCAAGCGCGTCCTGATCGGAAAGGAGTATCACCGTGGCTGAGTACATCGTCACCCGCAAAGCAGACGGTGCGGAAGTGCTGCGCTATTCAGCAGCGCGAGCGCTGAGTGTGACGCTATCACTGATTACACGGCGCTGTCCGTGAGGCTGACTTCACTGTAAGGAGAATTTTATGTCCATGTCCAACATCGGCGA